ATAGGCATCTAACAGGATAATATTGGCTGCTTCAGAGCCATCGCTGCTGGTTTTATAGAAAACCCCCCACGTAGTACAGGCAGAGTAGTCGGCACGGTTTGACTTTTCAAATGCGGTGTCCCATGATTGGATAACAAACTCGCAAGAGGGTGGGGAATCTTTTTCCCAAATTTTCCAGTTCTCCCTTTTAATGATTGCACCTTCCTCTGAGGTGGGGTTCTGCTGGTACTGGGCTTCCCACTTAGAAACAGGGATCTCAGCCTTAATTGCTTCAAGCTCTTCTTGCTTCCAGAACTCAGACCACAAGGGTTTACCACTAGGTAGTAGGGCAGGGAATTCAATAATCTCCCATTCATCCCCATCCCGCTTGATAGAGTTCATGACAATTTGCCCAGTCAGATCTCGCTTGGACCAGCGGGTCATCACAACAATAATGGCTCCGCCTGGTTGCAGACGTTGTCGAGGACCAGATGAATACCACTCGTAAACCCTATCGTAGACGGCAGGGTTTCCTTGCATTGCCTCTTGCTCAGAATGGGGGTCGTCAATAATTAGAACGTCCGCACCTTTACCCGTAACGGCTCCCCCGACACCAATCGCAAAATAATCACCGCCTTTGTTGGTGTTCCAGCGACCCGCAGCCTTGGAATCTGAGGACAGCTTGACTGGAAAGATCTTCTGGTAGTCGGGCGAGTTGACAAGGTTTCTCACCTTACGACCAAAGCCTGTGGCTAGTTCAGCGGTATGGGCAGTCTGAATAATTTTCTTCTCAGGGTATTTACCTAGGAACCAAGCGGGAAACAGATAAGACGCAAACTCCGATTTGGTATGGCGGGGCGGCATATTAATAATTAAACGCTTGAGACTGCCATTAGCTACCCGCTCAAAGGCTTCTGCCATGTCTTTATGGTGTCTTCCTGATATAAAGGCAGCCCACATTTGATTTACAAAAGGCATGAAGTTTTCTCTGCAACGCTCTTTCTTATCTTCCTCTAGTAGCTGGTGGATTTTAGGAATCTGCGGAGAATCTTTAGGAAGCACATCCAAAAGCTGGATGTACTTCTTAATCTCTTCTTGGGTTAGTAACGCCATTAGAGCTTGATTACGTCCTGAACCGTCTTGTCTATGACTTTAAGAGAACGAACCATATGCGGCTTAACTTGCAGTAGTCCTTTGTCTTTGAGGTCATGAACCAGTCTGTGGATATTGGATTTACTCCTAAGCTTTAGACCTGTGGCAATGTCCATGTAGCTAGGTGGAAACCCTTTCATCTTGATGTATAGCTCGATGAAGTCTAGAACCATCTTCTGTCTTTCGGTCATGGTCGCTGCGCTCCATCTACGGATTTTCTATTAATCATTTTCTTCTTTCATTTTTTTCAAGCGGGAACGGTTCTCTACAGATGGTGGCTTACTAGCTAATAGATGGGAATCATAGAGCTGTTTAAACGTGGTTAAAAACTTCTCCCGCTCTTCATAGTTCATACTCATGTACTGCTTAAAGAGTTGATTAGCTGTCAAGCTCATGGTCATCCCACCCTTGTAATTGAAAAACCATATCAACACATGAAGATAAACAAGTAGGACAGAAAGAGATAGGGATCATTCCAAAGTTCCCAGAGACACCTCCCTCTTCTTCTAAGGAGAAGTCAACTTCGCAGATTGTGCAGTATAGTTTCATTTGAGCAACTCAATCGCTTTACGTACAGAGGCAACCGCATTGGTCATCTCTTCACGTTCTTTGCCACGCATCTCTGCTTGGAGTGCCATTAGGCTAAGTACTAGGTTTTTAAGCTTGCTAATCAACAACTCGTTTTTCAAAATATATATACCCCCGTAGGAACAAAAAGGAAACGTTCGGGGGGTAGTTTGCCATACCGTTTAAACGAAAGCAAGCGGGAAATTTGATAGGGGGTGGGGGACTGTCATAGCAAATAGACTACTCTAATTCGTCTCTATATCTTGACCTATGATTTAACTGCTTCTCAACGCCTAGCGTATGCAGCAGTCCCCACACAGAAACTATACTACAGAAACGTTCGTATTGCAAAGACTAATATGTTTCACGTGAAACAATGCGCTGCGCTTCTGGAACAATCTATGTGAACGTTCGTATTACTAAATTATGTGCATATTATGAGTGTTTTATAGCGTATAGCGTGTGGCGTGGGCATGGTCGATTAGGCGATGGTGGGCTACGGTGGGTTCGAGAAAAGCCGAATCGTGAATGCCACCCTCACTGTTTAAACATAACGCAACGCATGATGCTATTGAATCGTTGTCACTTTCTTCTTAGCGTTGTCTAGCAGATGCAAGTGGCTCTCTAGTTCTTTCTTAAGTGACTCAGTGTCTACTTGCTCCACAGTTGTCTCTACTCGATCAGTGAACATACCCACTGCTTTGCCTATCAGTTCTAGCGCTCTTAGCTTACCGCTCTCGCTTGCATCGTCATCGTTCACCTTGTCGAACAGTTGTTGCATGACATAGCGCCTTGCTGATGCATCGCTCTCAATTACGTTTTGCTTTGTAGCCTCCAAGACAGACCCTAGTTGCATAGTAATTCTGCTATCTCTCATCAGACGGTTCGCATTGCCTATGATGGTTGCTCTAGTACTGCCTGAGACATCGTAAGCGGTGCTATAAGCGGTGATGTGATCATTCCCTGATACAAGGAGGTTGACGAAATGAATCATCCTTGCAGTCAGTCTCTTATTGGTTTGCTTGTCTGTCTCTTCTACTACCAGTCCATGCACCTTACCGCTCTTGGTCTTCTTTACTTCTATCTGATCAATTGATGCCCGCATCACTTCGTGATCGATCCCGCCGACTGGAATGCTTGCACTGGTTGCGGTTGATGTACTAGCACTGCAATCCATCTCTTCAATGAACCCTTTTCTGCTCTTCATGTTTACTTTCCCTGTAGTGAGTACTCTCGTACATTCTGCTGATTGTCTTCGTTTAAACCAGTCATGGCAATGAGGTTCGCAATACGTTCGTGAACATCCCGCAACATTGACATCAACATCACCACAGTTGATGAGTGTTTATCCCCTCATTGAGATCAGGCAGACTGCTCCCGATTTTCAAAAAAGGCTGAGTAGCTCATGACGTGAGCTTCTACAACTGTACAAATATACATACCGTTTAAACCGATTAAAACCACCCTAGAATCAATTTGATGCTTGCATGGTACTAAGCCCTATGCTAGTACGAGATCTCTAGTCTTCCACCAACCATGCGGGTTTGCGGGCGGTCAAAGATCATTCCCTGAGCCACTGCCAAGCTGATGCCCTAGGAATACCTGAGTAAGTTGTAGGGGATTAAAAACAATTAGTTGCGTCAGGTTTAAACGTTCGTGCTAGTATTCGTCATGTAGTTGATGCAAGCATTAAAAACGGTGAGTAACCACCGACACGTCAGAGACCAGTGCGTGGATAAAGTAAAGGGTTCAACGTCAGGTGCCAGTGCGTTGTAAAAGTAAAGGGCAAGTCAATAAGAGGACTCTAAACTCACCTCAAAGGCTAGTAGGCTCTGCCCCTTGGATAAGGATCAGGCAACCGAACGAGATGCGAGAGGGCTAACGTAGTGTGATCGTTAAATGTAATCACATCGTATGAGACACCGATAGCGAAAACGGTAGGTCTCTGAACGTGCGAACCAAGAGCGTTCTAAAACAAGTGTGGCTAAACGTGAGATAGCAGAGCGTTGAAAAATAAGTGGCTCTCAGAAGAGATTTAATCTCATGTCCCATTGCATACCAGTGGGGCAGAGGATGCAATCTCGCATCTTTTAAGGAGGCTCTATGTGGAAATTAATCAATAGAACAGAGGCAGTGCAACGGCACTCTCACTTCGTTTTTGTTCGTGGCGATGACGTTGCAATCGCTGACCATTCACTCAACAAGGTGACCGATCCCGCATCGACAGAGGACGGTCTCTTACTGTGGGACGGCAAGCTTGGCACTATCCGCACCAATTACGTTTTACTCAGGGTCAAAGGGGATGGTGATTCCTTTGTTTCTGTAAGCACCCTGACTGCCTATCGCATCCAACAGGCTACAGGCAAGCAAGTAATCCCTGATCCATCAAACTAAGGAGGCTTTATGCGTAACTTTGTTGAATTTTTGGTAGTCGGTTTATCCCTTGCAGTGTTCGTCATTTTCCTAACAGTGTTCTTACTGGACTGGACTGGCGGTTGCGGTGAGGTTTTTGAATATGCGAACGGCACATTGCATCAAGGTGAGTGTGTCGGACGTGATGTTTTTTTCTCAATCTTTCAAAGGGTTTTTAATCTATGAATACACGTGAAGAGTGGCTCTCTAAAGCCGTCTCTGAGTTGCGCCCAGTGTTCGACTCAGTCAAGCACCCACTGCCCCCTGAGATCAGGGTGTCGTGTGGTTTCCCCAGTAGCAATGCACGTTCCCGTAAGAACCGTGCAGTTGGCGAGTGGTGGTCTCCTAAGCAGTCACCCAGTGGTAAACACCACATCTTCATTGCACCCCAAGTCAGTGAGTCCTTTGACGTATTCGGGGTGTTGGTGCATGAGTTGGCGCACAGTGCCACTGAGGGTGACGGTCATATGGGACGTTTCCCTAGTCTCGTCAAATCCCTTGGGCTTGTGGGTAAGCCTAGTAATACGGTAGTTGGTGCAGTGTTTCGGGATATGTTCGGTGACCTAGTCGCATCCCTTGGTGACTATCCGCATGATGGGTTGACTGTTCCCCCAAAACCAAAAACGCAGTCCACTCGAATGCTCAAGGCATCGTGCGGTTGCGGTTACACCATTAGGCTTACCAAAACATGGGCTGATCAGGGCTTGCCCACTTGTGTTTGCGGTGGCGATTTTGTTTTATCCAAGTAATTTTTTTAACTTTTCTAAAGAGGCTCAATCGTGAATATCGATAACATCAAATCAGTTTTATCGTTCGTATCAGTAGGTCGTTTAAACGCAGTCATCGCCAAGTACGGTAGCGGTGCGCAGTGTGCCAACAAGCGTGATGCGGTGGACATAGTTGCAATGATGGTCATGGATCGCAAGGTCGAGATGTCTGAGGTCAAGACCATCGCCCCTGTGACTGAAGTTCCATCCGCTCCAGTTGCCAGTGGTTCGATGGCTATCAGCCATCTCAAGCAAGACCTACAGGCAATGAATGATGACCTACTGGCGGTGGCTAACACTGCAAGATCTGCCATGTCTGAGGCACGTGACATGGACGAGCGCATCGTGGCTTTGCATGACGAACTTCAAAGCAAGCTTGGCTCGATTGCGGTTGACGAGTCTGCCGTTCGCAGAGAGGTTGCCAAGGTGTTTGCATCATTCAAAAAGGTAACCCCAGTGGCTGAGTTGGAGACCATTGCATCGTCTATGCCTGTCGTGACTCGCAAGAAAGTGTGTGAGGTATTTGACGGTGACTTGTCTTACGAGATCGATGGCGAGAGCGTTGACTTCAGTAACCTTGAGGTTGACGTGTGGGATGACGTTCATGCACCTAAGCGTGTAAATGACTACGTGTTTCAGCCTCGTCACTTGCACTTCGCTTTGATCGCATTGGCTAACGAGTTGCCACACAATATGTGGCTTGGCGGTGAGCGTGGTACAGGCAAGACAGAGTTCGTGACTCAGTTGGCATCACGTCTTGGTCGCAGACTGTTCCGCATCAACTTCGATGAGGCAATCGAGAGAGCGGAGTTCATCGGTGGCAATACGATCGAGAGCGGTGACGTGGTATGGAAAGAGGGCATCGTGACTCAAGCCATCCAGTACACAGGCGCTCTCGTTCTATTCGATGAGATCGGCTTTGCAAGGGCGCAGAACCTCGCAGTACTGCACTCAGTATGCGAACGTAGCCCACACCGCTCGATCACCATTGCAGAGACAGGCAAGCGCATTGCAGTGTCACCACACGTTGCATTCTTCGTGGCTGACAATTCGTTCGGTTACGGTGACTCGTCAGGTAATTTTGCGGGTGTGCGTGACATGAACACTGCGTTCATTGATCGCTTTAGCTACACCTTGAAGTTTAACTACCTCAATGCAAAAGACGAGACCGCATTGATCGTCAAGCGCACTGGCATTGCCAAGGAAGTTGCAACAATGCTTGTGCAGTTTGCAAACTCTGCACGTGAGAAAGCGCAAGCGGGTGTATTGACTCAGCCTCCATCGATTCGTCAGTTGTTCGCATGGGCAGAGGCGGTCAAGGGTGGCTTACCAGTTGGTCTCGCATTCGAGAGCGCCATCATCAACAAGTTCCCGCCTGACTGCGAGAGCGAGTTGCGTGGTGTTTATGTTGCGATGATCGATGCTAAGAAGTTGAAGTCTTACTTAACCAAATAATCGGAGGCTATATGCTAGGCATGGACGTTAAACGTGGTGTGACCGCTACTTGTGAGCGGGTGTTTACTGCAAGCGGTAACCGCTTTGAGAACCTCAAGGTTCTGTGGGGTGGCAAGACTGCTTGCATCAACTATTCCAAGGATAGCTTGGGTGCGGTGAGGGCAACGATCGTGTTGCCTAACATCGATGAGTCTAAGCCTGTACCGCAGACTCAATTCAATAACGCTATCGGGTTTGTATTGCATGAGTTGGGTCATGCATGGTTCACCACCAACAAGCCTTGGGATGATGCAGTCAAGGAGCATAAGGACGGTGAGTACATCGGCTCTATGATCAACGGTCTTGAAGATCCTCGCATCGAGCAGTGCGTGATTAACTCAGGCTACGCACCGAATTCAGCACCGTTGTTTAATGCGCTGATCAATTCGATGATAGCTAAGAACGGTTACCCCAAGGAGTTGACCAAGCAGTCGTTGCCGTTCATCCTGTGCATTGAGGGTAGACGTTTAAACGGCTATACAATCTCAGCCCCTGACTTGGTGTCCACATCGATCTACGCACATGAGATCAACCGTGCATTGCAGTTGGCTAAGAATGCTAAGTCAACACGTGAGGTCGTGACCATCGCTGAGAATCTTTACGATGAGTTGTTCCCAGTAGCTGAAGAG